CCTTGAAGGCTGTAATGCCAGAAACGTATTGACCGACAATGTTCTTGACTATTGTAGGGCTATAGGTCAGCGGATCTGTGCCAGGATTGACGACATTTCCGCCAGCAATCTGAGCATTGAAGCTTGCAATAGAGTTAGGCGGGAACGCCCAGTTACTATCTTGAGTAATCCCTACGTTGCCGCCTGTGGTCCAAGCTATGAGTGAAACAAACAGCTCCCCTGCAGAACTCGCCCCTTTGCTATTAACAACTGGCTTTGAAAACAGGTCACCTGTAGTAAATACTTCAACAGCCAAATCGCGAGGATCCGCAGTATCCAGAATTCCAGTAGCAAAAAATGCAGTAGCCAGCGAAGCATTGCCACTATCAGCCTTGATATAATTAATAACGTTCCCCTTACTCAACGGAGCGCAATTCCAGCAGTAATACATCCACGTTACATTTTGGCCAAAGCCTATTATGTATTTATTTTTAGCACTGTCGGTAACGGCACCAACACCACCATAATCAAGCACAACAACGACTATCAGCGATTTAGCCGGAATGGCAGCTGGTACTGTGATTGAATAGGAAGGAATGCCGCCACCGACACCTTGGCCGATGTTAGTTGCTACAGGGACCAATAAGCCAGCAGCCGCAGCAGGGTCAACCCTAAGCGCCATTAGCTTTTTTCTACCTTTGGTTGATATGGAGCCATTTGTTCTTCGAACCTTGCGCGCAGCTCCTCAGGATCAACCTCGACAAGATACCACTGACGACGATCATCACCAGTTGTAGCGAAATGATTTTCCCAATCTATTGGCGTGTGACTACAAGGCGGCATGATAGGTGACACTATCCTATCCCACTGCTTGCCACAAAGCGAACAGACCACAGGCCCAAGTGGTGACAACATCGTTTTGATCCTTCCTATGTCAAGCATGTCAAGCATAGATATATCCAAGTCCGTTAGCAAAAGTATTCAACGGCGGTGTAACGGGACCGAATGCGGCACCAACAGCCTCAATGAACCCATTGCTAAATGAATATAGGTCAAACTGACCATTGCCAGTGATATTGCTATAGTCCAACCCGACTTGGCCGCCTTGACAAGTAACACCAAAATTTGCATTATTGTTAATGAATGAATATTGCATAATCAGAACCGAGCCGCTGACCGAGCAAATACCAGTCGGTCGATTGATGCTGACCATACTATTATGTGCAGTAATAAACTGCGATCCAGTCTCTAGATTAGCTCCGCCATTGCCTGCTGGAGCATCATGACCCTTCAAAGTCAATACGCCCATGAAGGCCGCTCCAGCATAAGAGACGACGCCCCTGTTGCAACTAACGATGATACACTCTGTAACTATTTGATCAGGATAGGACAACAGCGCCCATGGACCAGCCTCAAACCATCCCGTATCGAGCTCAAGGCCAATCCCGCAATAGGCTATACAGATCGAAAGCGACGTGAGGCCGCGCATGCCAGCCTGGTTGATGTTGACGCCGTAGCTACCAAAGCCCCAGATTGCAAGACCATCAAATTGCAAATAGGCTTGTACATCTATGCCAATGCCTTGCCTGTATCCTGTTGCAGCGGTTTGCGAACCAGTAATCAGCAGATATCTCAAAGTAGCTCCGCCACGCAGAAAGCGGAAGCCTGTGATGCCTCCAGCGAAGCTCAACTCAGTAGCATAGACAGACCGGAAATAAGTTATTTGAGCGGAGCCATCCCCTGAGGTCTTATAGCCAGTAACCGAAACATTGGCGCGCGTTGGCGTGCCTCCGAGCAGCGCTCCGCCTTGAATGGAGACGCGGTTAGCATTCGGATGATTGACCTCAACAGTGGTTGTATAGGTCCACTTACCCGGCGCAACCATAAATGTGACAGAGCCAGAAGCGGTAATAATATATTGGCCGAGCCACTGCATCGCCACGACCAGATCAGGGAAATCTGCTCCAGCGCCATGCACGGTTTTGACAACGGCTGTTGTAATGTACCGTTGCGCAAATAGCGCCATCAGCGCTTGCCATAGCTGTGTCAAATCGGCATGATCTGGGGTCAGCCCAGCATTTTGAATAACTGTTACAATCTCAACCTGCGCCTCGTCAAACGCTGTCGCTGGTGGAATGCTTCCTTCCGTTCCAGTAACCGGATCGCCGTTGATGTAGCGCGGATATGTGCCGAGCGGAGGTGCTGGGGTTCCGTATGGCTGTGAGTATCTGATGGTCGCCTCCTCTTTATGGTGGTAGCGGTGTATTCCACGCCCCTGTCCAATAACCGTAGGCCGCGAGCGCCAAAAGCATTACGATGACTACTGCTCCGACGCTGATTGCTACTTTCGCATCTGTCTTCATGGCGTACCTGCCATTGGGTCTGGTGGCGTCACTCCAGAATAATCGAACAAGACCTCTGTATGAGCGGGGCGCCAGCGCCGTATCACACATTCTAGATCTAACGCTAGCCCAATTCGCAAATGGGGATCGATACCGGCTTGGCCCTTACCAGAACGGAACCACGTCAGGCGACTCACATGTACGTGCACAGTCCAAGCGAAGCGCATAGTTGGCGCGCCAATCTGTGCTGGCCATGGACCAAATGAGCCGTCCGCCATATACTCGCGATTGTTGCCGCAGCGGTCAATGCCAACCATGAAAGGGCGATACTCAGAAATGCTAATTGTGTAACCTAGAAATGCCGCAGCCCATATGAAGAATGCTCGTGACTGTGCTCCGAGCAGAGTCATTCGGAGCACTAGGGCCGTTTGGCGCTCGCCAATGGTCGATGGCCCTGCGTAGCAAGGATCTGGCAAGCCCCAAGCGCGCTCCCAGCTATCCAGCATCTCCACTGTAGTCCGCGGGTCACTCTCACGCTCCAGAAGGTCCGCGGCGCGCCCATCACACCAGCCCATTATGCCGGCCAGCCCGCGCACAGTCAACATCAATATGGTATCTGGCCAACGCGGCCAGGCAATGCCTTGCGGGAGCAACGCCGATAGCGCGTGAGTGTATTCTTCTTGCCCGCGCCGTACATGCCGATCTACCGGCATCGGCGCAACTTGTTCTAAGGAATATACAGGAATTGGCGAACGCGGTGGCGGAAGCTGACGAGGTGGTATTACGACTGCAGTTCCAGGGTCAGTCTGGAAAGCTGGTGTCGCTTGGAATGCACCATCTTGAAAGGCTTCGTTGCTCATTTGCGATTGTAAGAGACTGCCTTTACATTTGTGAATGGTGTTGGTGCTGGATAGCTAATAGTGCCGAATGTAGCCAGCGCGCCATTGTGCGGCATCGGATGGTCGGTCATCGTCAACTGAAAGTCATTTGTTACCCGGTTGATAGCCTCCGCAACCCAAGACGCCATGATCGTTGTACCCGCAACAAGCTCGCCGTTGACCTGGTGAGCGGGCTTGGCCTTCTCCTTGATCATAGCATCCACTGATATTGCAACCTGATTGCGCAGCGTTAGTGAATCATTCAGCAGCACTAGGGTAAAGTCGATTGGCTCCGGCACTGGAGCATTGACGAAAAAATCACGTATCGCTACCGGACGAACAGTGTCGAGATAGTTGCGCACAACCACTATGTCCTCCGTTGTAGGGAAACCGCCAGTATCCGCGCGCAACGCATCCGTCATAAACCGTATGGTAACGGTGCCCATTCCCATCTCCCGCGGCGCGCACCACGCTCGCGTAACCGAAGGAATGCGCATAGCCCATTGCTCATAGTCATAGGCGCATCCACCCATTGGCGGTTGGCGGATGCGCGCCAGCACTCGCGCCCGTAGCTGATCGTCAGTTTCGGTTTCAGTACCGCCGCGCAAATCAACAGCAATAATATCCTGAACGCCAGAGATTGGCGTTGTCGCGGCCATTGGCGTACCAGCCGGAATATTTCCTGTGGAGCCTGGATTGAGCGCTCGTACCGCGATCTCAATTGGATTGTCCGTCAAGGTCTTGAACTCTAGCGTCTCATATAGCCAGCCTTCCGGCGAAGCTAGCTCAGTCCCTTCCGGTACCTCAATTCCAGCCACGCCTTGAAACTGTACCGTGCCAGTAGTTGGCGTCGGAGCTTTTCGCCCTAGCGAGCCATCCGCATTGACCAGCCAGATCTGGCCATGTCGATCCAGCCATACCGTTTCCGCGGTATCCGGCATCAGTTGCAGAGCGAGCCAGTCTAGATATTTTAGGATCAACCGCGCGAGCCCAGCTTGCGCGTCCGCCATTACCCGCAATACAGTATTACCAACAACCGCCGCGCCAACGAGTGACGTCGTGATGTCGTCGCGCACCATCTCGCGCACCTGCCTTAAGCTTGGCGTAGTCCAAGGCATTTAGATACTGCCTCCATAAGGCGATTCAACTGCAACTTGCGCAAACTTGTTCCACAAATCCTGAAAGATTAGCTCCACAACAACTTGCGGACCGCGATAGATCGCCACATAGACGTCAATACGGTCAATAGCCACGCGCGCCGCTTGTACATCTATTGAGGAACACATCCTTAACCCTATCATCGGCTGTAGCGCATCGCGCGTATAGTTCTCAGCTCGCGCAACTGTATCGTGCTCCCAGGCTTGAGGAGGTGTGATCTTGGCCCGCGTCAACAACCAGTTCTTCGTTCCAATTTGCCAGCCGCGCCATATTGGTTGCGCGTCCATATCGCCCCACCAACCGCGGTAATCGTCTGAGTCTGGATCCGGCAATACCTCATCCAGTCCCGCAGTGCGATCTGTCATCAGCGCGACCTTGACATAGTTGGCCAGCTCCTCCCGCTCATCCAAGACCCCATTGGCCAGCAGTTGCCAATCGGCTACGGTATCCCGTAACGTGGCGGAGGATACGATGCGAACGTCCATTTTGACTATGATCCAAAGTTGGAAAGCACTCTCAACCTTGTAGGACAAAAGGCCGGGTGCACTACTGCATTTTCACTTTCAATCTCGTCAGACCGCGTTGGGTCGCGATAGATCCTCTGCGCCAGATAGAGCGACGGCATAGGGAAGTCAGCATCATATTCCACAAAGCGCGGTAGCTGCAAAGCGGTATTGGCAAGATAGCTTATCAGCTTCCCGCCAAGCGCATTGAGCGTTTGATAGATCAAAATATCAACCTCATCAATGCCAATAGCCTTGGCCGTCTCAAACATATCTTGTGCGTGCAGGACCATTAGCTGTACGTCATCACGATTGGTAAATTTAATATTTGTAATGGCCACAGACTCAGCACTCAACGTCATTATCAAGGCGGAACGGAACAAAGCCTGAGTATATAGCGAATCATTAGCCACCTGGCTCATAAGATACTGCCGCGCTGCTTCAATTCCGGTATAAGTCGCTCCAGCATCAGCAATGGCTTGATAGATATTCTGCAACTGTGTACCAAGCGAGCCGTCACGTAGCGATTGCTCCTCATTGCCTTGCAATATGCTGATCAATCTCCTGGCGGTATTAGTATTGTCGTTAATAATATTCGGAACGCTCGCCATCAGCAGGTCCAATAGGCCGTTCAGCATCTTGGCAGCATCTTGCACCTGAGTAAGATAAGTCGGCGGCAGGCCCAGGCTTACGATGCTCCATTGTAATCGCGGATAGCCGAAGCGTGGACTATCGAGCCAATATGGAGCCGCTACAAGAACATATTTGGTAGTGATTGGCCCAACTGCTGACGACCAGATCAGGTTGCCAACAGAAAATCCCTTCGCTATTAATGGATATCCAGTTACGATTTTGGCAGCACCAAAATCTGGCGAACCCACAGCCATTTTATTAGTAAACAAAACATGTTTCTGAATTACAGCTACTGTAGAGCTAAAGACCGGTGAACCAATAGAATAGCTATTAGTGTTGACCCTATTGACTGAGCGTAATGATGGCGCTGTGAATACAGGAGAGCCAATGCTGTAATTGTTGGCGTGCAAGATCAAATTCAACCCGCCAATATGCATAGCAGCAAAGCTAGGGGAGGCAGTCCAATAAGCACTAGCTACAAGTTGATATTTGACCTTGATTGCTGGCGTACTGAATACTGGCGAGCCGATAGAAAAATCAGCAGTAACAAGCGAGACGCCTGACTGGAATGAATTTACCTGAAACGCGCTCGATTGAAATGCCGGAAAACCAGACATTAATCTAGTCTCTTGTCCCAACTATCATTTCTTAACCCCATAGAGCCTTGCTATACTACCGGAACGGAAGGTGCCAGTATTCAAAGCTAAAGCCAAAGTGGTTACTGCACTAGTGCTAGAGCTATTTGCACCAGAGCCTGTAGCAGTAATAAGGTTGCTGATACCGGCGTCGTCAATACCGCCAATACTCCAATTCAAGGTCTTATAATTATTCGTAGCAGCTGGAGCGGATATACGAACAATACCATTAAGGCCGCGAGCTGGATTTGATGGCGTTGGCACACCATCCGTTGGCCACAGGATAATAACTGAATTATTTCCCGAGCCGTAGCTGGTTACGGCTTGTGCAGGTACACCACTACCAAGGTTAGCGTTAGCCGTCGTAATGGCCCAATAATAACCGCTAGTCAGCCAAATACCACCACAATAATATAAGGCCTGAAAGATTGATGGACCACCGCTTGCTCCAACATTTTGAAAATGTATCTCGTATTCATCATAAGTTGAATCAACATTAAAGCTTATACTGCCTAGGCCAGAGCCGTCTTGTGTCTGCAACCATATCATGCCAGGCGATACAGGAGCCACAGGAGCCTTATTGACAATAGCGGCATAATCACTTGTACCGTCGCTATAGAGCTGCAATGCATCGCCTTGCGCGAGCACAAGCGAAGCGGCGCCATTGATAGTACAACCGCTTCCAGTCAACGTAACAGCAGGAGAGAAAACATTTTGCAGCGTAGCCATCCAGCCAAGCGGCATATTGCCGCCGGATGGCGCGGGAAGGCTAACAGCGGTCGCTCCCGCATTCTTGTAGCGGACTAGTGTTAGATGATCGGCATTTGTGATCGCGTCGCTTGTAATAGTGACAGCGCGAATACCCAGCCACAAATTGTGATCATCATTCCAGTTGGATGGGCGCACCAATGTTGCATCAGCACCATCTGCGATGGCCTGATTGAACTTATGCCTAAGAGATTTTGTCACGATCCAGGTATTCCAAAGTCAAAGGCAGGTATGGAAAATATGTTTCCTGCGGTAACCGCTTGGCCACTCGCTAAGTCATTGTCGATTAGCAGCCGCGAGTTGACTGCATCGACAATAGCCCAGCGCACAGCATTGCCAGTGCCAGTCACAGTTCCATTGGTCACAGCAATTGTTGTAAGCTTTCGCCCATTTGGCGTTCGATCCGTTGGACCCGTGAAGACGTTCCCGGCGCCAAAGCTCTGATTGCCGAGAGCGTACGTCGAAGTGGCAGTGGCGTAGTCCACTGGCTCCTGGCTACAGATATAGATATGTGTAGCATTGGCCTTAAGACCCAACAAGCCATTGTCGAGCCCCCAAGAGTTGACTTTACCAGGCATGTCTTAATATCCTTCCCTGTTTATTGCGGCTGCAATCCTTGTAGAGTCATCTGGCTCAGAGACAGCAGATCAGAATTCAGCTTTGAAGCAGCAGACTTCAAAGCATCCAAGGCAACCAACTGTAGCGCTGCTGCAGCAAACTCATCAGTGAATGTGTTACCCGGTATTCCAGCTTCAACGAAGCTCATCTCAACAGTACAGAAACCGCCCTTATCTTTTTGTTCAATGATGGAATAGCGCTCGCACATGAACATTAGATCTGTGCCGTTATATCCATTCAAGCTGAGGCGCGGGTTGTAAGGATCTTGCAGCGTTCCAGGACCGGGCGACATCAAGGCAGCTTCCAGCGCATCCCGGTTCAAGTCATAGTCGCGATACATCTCATGATAATGATAATTTGCATCATCATCCTTTGATGGATCTTTCGGAGCTTGAATCAGATAACCAGTTATCTGATAACGTATTGCATGCCGCCCCATATCCTCAGCGAATGGCAGGTCGCGCTTAGGATACTCGAACACAACCGTTCGCCTACCAGAGCTGCGGCCTTGCTGATCAACATAGAACGGCCGTCCTTTGAACTTGGCAGTACGCAACCGCCTCCGCCAAAGCGGATTGCGCGGGTTAGCGTCAAGGTCGCTAAAGCGCGAGCCTGGAGCTAACGGCTTTAGATCCGCATGCGTTGGGAGCCGATACTTAACAGATACTTCACTAGGAATTCTCTGCTGCGTTAGCGTTGGGAGCTGATACTTATTACTAGACTCGCTAGGAATTTTCGGCATGTCTCACCAAGGCTCCACAAGATTGACTGTGATCACTTCTTCAATACTCTTCTTCGCGTAGATTGCTGCCGCCAGACGCTGACGGGTTTGGAACAATCGCAAGTTACGGTCCGCAATGTCCTGCGAAAGATCGACTAGCTGATGCCTGGCAAGCAGCAAAGGCTGCTCGGCAGCAATTGCGTGCCAAGACACCTCGTTAGCGGAGCTACCGCTCAAGAACATTGCCATGGCTTGGACAGTATCATCGTCAGTAGCCCAATCGCGATCCAGGTACTTAATTGGCGCTTGCCGCTTTGCGTTGTGCTGAGCGTCAATAAGCTCCAGCTTGATGCTTTGCGCCTGCTCAAGGAGTAAAGGCGGATTGTGCTTAGCCAAGGCTAATAAGCACTGGTCAACGAAAGGCACCAACCAAGACGGATCAAAGAAAGGATAACCGATTTGCGGTCGGTCGCGATAAGCTATACGCCCTTGCCTATCCTCGTATGTGATCATGTAAATGTTAGCCGGCAATCCAGAAAAATTTATCCCGCTAACATTCGCATTATCAATACCTACCGTACAACTACCATTCTTCTTCAGGACAATCCAAAGCTTCATGGAGGCTCTGGCTTGTTCTGAATTGGTTGGTCTGACCAGGTACCGCCAGAATCAACAAAGATAGAGTTTCCTCCATTCTCCATCAAGGTATAATTTTTATCGACTGTGACTGAATTCTCTTCATTGCCATCGACATAGACCTTCCACTGCTTCTTGTCCTTGTCATAATGGCCTATCTTCTTTTCACCGTCATAGTATTCAATTTTCTTACTTGACAACCTAATCTCAACATTGACTGAGTCGCCCTCGTGCTTGTAATTTGAAGAGCCGCCACCAGCTCCGCCACTGCCACTATCGGCAAGCGGAGCAATCTCAAACCGTTGCGGTTGACCAGTGTTACCGCCGCCAGCCTGCTGCTGTTGGGATTGCTGTAGCTTCTTCGACTTGCGCGGTTGGCGCTTCTTTACTACGTGGCGGATTGAGATGATGCGCGACTTGCTTTGTTGCTGACCACCACCGCTACCGCTATCTGCCAACGCCCCAGCTCCACCACCGCTGCTGCCTTGTTGCCCTTGATCATCGAGCGATAGCATATAGATCCCATCCTTGTCGTCGCCCCGTAGGCGGTGATAGACCATCTGTCCGGATCCATCCGGACAGTATAGCGCAGCCTCGCCTTCCTTCAAGCCATACGGTCTTACCCGGCGATCATCAACCCCAACACACACAGGATGCGAGCGCGAGCCACCAACATAGAGCATTATGCCTTCCGCGGCTGGCGTCTTCGGCTGGTTATTGTTGAACGCTCCGGAAAGACCGCCGTTGCCGCCGCCACTACCACCGCCCCCTCCGCCCCCTCCGCCGCCATCAGCAGCAAGCGTGCCAGCGCCAGAACCACCACCACCTCCACCAGCGCCACCTTGGCCGCCTTGCTGACCTTGCTGCTGTTGGTCCTGCTTCTTCGGGTGGCAAGTGAAACCGCACGGCTGCCATCGCTCAAAATTGGTCGGTGATTCAGAATGCATCACGTCCGCGGTCTTAACCTCCATCATATCATGATCGTCGTCATGCTCGCGTATTGTACACCGCGCAATTGAAGTCTGCGCCCGCCGCGAAGCGTCCGGTACATTGGTCCTAATTGTCATCAGCCTTCTCCATCACCACCATCATCAAGTGGTTTCTTTTTCTCCCAAACCAACCTGCCTATGATCCGCGCGCCTTGAAGAATAGCGATGTTATTCTCGCTGGTACGCATCAAGAAAACTCGCGCCAATCGCGGCACCTTCTCATCCTTCTCTCGCTTTTGTCCCGGCGAGCCGGGTAGCTTAAATTTCTCAAAAATGCGGGGTCCGGTCACTTAAAAATCAACCTCCCTCACCTCCGCCTCCGCCGCCACCACCACCACCACCACCACCTTCACCTCCGCCGCCATCGGCCTGCTCTTGGCCTTGGCCCAGCTTGTTCACCAGCTCTATCGTAGAGCGGGTGCCACCGTGGTCGTCCTGCGAAAACGTAACAGCCTTGATCCGTAGCGTGCGGTTCATAATCAACATCGGCGAATCAACGTGCACATAATCGCCTGGCAGCCACAAGCCTCCGCCTTCGTTACGCCACCCAACCACAACAATCGTGACGTTGATCATAAGATTATCAGATATGCTATCCTCGTGCTGTGCGCGCTTCTTAAGCAAGTCCATAGCAAAAGCCGGGATTTCAGATAGCGAGCGTGACAGCGTATTCTCCTTCGCTCCGCCACCGCCGCCACCCGCAACACTCTTAGTGGCCTCCTCAATGAAACGTTGCGCCACCTCGCCCATAGAGGCGGTGTCACTGCCTGGACCTTGGCCAGCTACTTGTTGGCCTTGGCTTTGCATCGTTGTATAGATGCGCTCGCGACCGCTGACGATGTTGTAGCCTTCAATCAAGGACGCGCCTCTGCCACCCATGCTGCCATCAGTAAGAACTAGGTCACCGCTAGCATTCTCAGTCATGTACTTGCCAGCGCTACGGGCAAATTTCTCAATCATCTCCCAAGCGCTCTCACCAGGTTGTACAGAAGCGCGATCGAACTTTCCACCAGCAGCACCTTCGCCGCTAACGTTCACCCCCGCCTTGCTTGCTAGCGACTTTGCCAAGCCCATAATATCAATGTTCTTGAACTCTCCAGTCTTGCTTGCCGCAGGGGCACCAGACAACTTTCCAGGCTTACCAACGCCCTGGATCTGAACAGTGTGCTGGGTCGCGTCGTAATAGACCTGCCGCTCTGTAACAAACCCGTCAATGACCTTTATGCCATCCATAAAGATCATACAATCGTCTGGCGGCCGGATGCGAAAGGCTGAATTAGGTCCGTATGGCTCTTGCTCGCTATTTGTAAATGTGAACTTGAAAGGCGGCTGCTCGTTAATTGCCAAGCGGACTTGCACCGTCACCCATTCGTAATATATCGAGCCAGCAACAACAATAACAGCGCGAGTAAGGAAAGGTGGACGATTGACCATAAAAAAATTACGGCCACCAACATTAAGCTCCTCCATTCCAAGCTGTTGCGCCAGATCCGGCACGGCTTATTCTTCCAAGTCAGCAGCTCCGCCACTACTGCTTTTGCCAGCGCCGCTGTTTTCAGAACTTTTCTGAGTAGTGACATTATCCTTGAATACGCCATCACTACTAACAGTCTCAACGCTAGTACCCTTCGGCGCATTGTCTAGGTTCACCCTCAGTCCTGCCTTTCCAAGGCTTGAACCGTGTTGTGCGGCTATTGATTTATCAATCGCAGAACGGTCAATGCTCTCTTGCATTTGACCACCAGGCGCGGTGTGACGCGACCAACGCCGTCCGCTACCAGTATCAACGTGCGGTGTGTAGCCAAGATCAACAGCAGGAGTGAAACCGCCTAATGGAAATTCTGCCGGAGCAATAGCACTGCGCCTCTTCTGCTCTTGTTGGGCCCGCGTTTCCGCTAGCAACGCTGCTGGACCAGCCATATGTCCAGCAGGAGGATCCTTACGATAAGTCAGGTTCCACGGACCTTTGTAACGCGACTCAGGATTGTTCGGTGCGCCGAGAACAGTAAGCTGCTGCAGCTGTTCCTTCTGCGCTGGAGTAAGTTGGCTAATGATATGCGCGGCATTATAGCCGCCACCAGAAAACCCTAATAGTCCGTGAACGTCTGGGTTTTGACGTATCGCCGCTAGAGCAGCCCGCGTTTGCGCACTTTGCGGCCCAGTCTCTCCGGAAACATCAAGCACCTGCGGAGTATAACCTAGCTCCTTTGCGTAAGCCTTTGCTGATGGTTCATCGAGCGCACCACGCGGATAATTGACACCGCCATAATTACCGCTTATGCCACGCAAGATCAGCATCGTTCCCTTATTTTCATTTCCAACATCTGACTCTCTAGTATCTCCAATTGAAGCAGAAGCAGGAATTGATGACGCAACGTTTGCTGAAGATGAACTAGCAGCACCAGTGCCACTTTCTCCGATCAAAGTAGGGGCTGCTAACGCAACATTGCTAGGGACTGAGCTGCGTCGGCGCATAGACGCACTGCCCAACTCGCCCTGTCGCGCAAACTGCGAACCAAGTTGAAGGCGATGCAACTCAGCTGGAGCCAGACCACGTGCACGAGCGACCGCCATCGCTTGCTCCACAGGATCAGTTAAGCCGTGAAGCCCAATGCCTTGAGCCCAATCCGGTAACACAGAGCTGTAAGGTTCGCCAAGTTCCCCCTTTTGTGGTCCGCGCGGTCTTCCCGTTGCCCAAGCAGGAACGTCAGTGTGACCCGGAGCACCTGGCGGTCTTGGCTTGCCCAACGCCGCTGACCAAGGATCATCTGCCACATCTTTCCATCCACGATGCGGCAGTTGTGAAAATGAGCTGCCTCCTCCAAATCCAGGATCAACATAATTCGGGCCTATGTTTGTAGGCCCTGAGCCTCCTGTACGCCGCGCTCCGCCACGAACTGGAATGATATCACCAGCGCTAGGCGGAATGAATAATTGGTGCCCGCCTGCGCCAACTACCCGCGGCATCCCACCTTCCGGAACGTACATTTCTGCTCCAGCTTCGCCAACTCTATAAGCTTGACCAGCGCTAACTGGACCACCAACAATGCGCGGTTGCGCGCCTTCCATCTTTTGCCGCATCCAATGAATTACATCGCGCATCTGCTGCATGTAATCATTGCCTTCTTTTGTGCTATCCTCGATATCCTTCAACGGCTTATCTGTACCGCCAGCGGCTGAAGATAAGACATGACCAGATTCAGCGCCTTGGCGCTTAGGCCCAAGCAACTCCTGTTCCTTCCGCTTGCGCTCCTCCTCATCTAAAATTTTTTGCCGTCGCTGCTCTTGCGAGTAAAACTCCTGATCAGTTGGTCTACTAAAGAAGCCACCAAACCAGCTACTGCCAGGCTTATTGTGCTTGTTAATGCGGTCTTCAATACGCTTTTGCTCTTCTTCCGTAACGGAAAAGGACTTTGCAATGGCCGCTGTCGCTTCATCCCAACCATGCTTCAGCGCTCTAAGGTTATCAGCAACGCGCGAAAAGACCGGCGCCATAGTAGTGCTGAATGCATAGTCTATCTTTCTTTTCCAGTCCTCAATCCCTTCAGATATATCCTCCATAAGCTCAGACCAATTGCGCCACAGCTTCTGGTTCTCTTCAACTTGGCGCGGGTCTGGTTTCCAAGCATCCTGCGAGCGCCGCATCTTGCGCGCAACCTCATCCATTACAGATAGCTGCTCGCCAAGCGCCTTGGCGAGTTGACGGCGCAAAGCTTCAGGTTGTTGCGCATAGAACTCAAGAAACGTCTTCATGCGTTGCTGGAATGGCAATCCTGCTTCTTCAGCCTTCCCCAGCTCAATAGCCACTCCTTCGGCAACAGGACCGAACCCTTGCAATACGCGATAGGTTTCAGAATAAACGCCGCGCCCCAGATCGTGAAGACGGTCCGCCCACCTGGCAATATTACTCATAGCTCCTTCGGAGCTCAATCCAGCAGCTTCAAGCGCACGCTTCACATCAATAGAGCCGCCACCAATATCAGCCTTAAAACGCCGCGAAGCTTCTGACGCCTGCGCCAGCCGATTACCTAGCGTAACAAATCCAACTGCCAAAGTGCCTAGGCCCCCAGCAAGACCAAAAACACCGCCTCTCAAAGAGCTTAATGTTCGCAAGGTCAAGGTAGCAACGTTATTCAGTTGTAGCATAGATGCGCCAATTCGCTCAATCGGCTCTGGCATCTTCACAAATATTGCACGCAGCTCATTGAGCGGCTTGCGAAACTGTTCAAGATGCCTACCTACACCGCCAAAGGCTTGCTCAATTGCGTGTCTTGACTTTTCTACTCCTTCTTGCAAATCACGATTTTGCTGAACCACTTCACGATGGCTACTAGAACCAGCTTGCTGGCTATCGGCCACCGAGCGCTTCATAGCCTCTAGCTGCCGCACAATCGCGCGGATCCCATCCGACATTTCGTCGGTGAGAGATATTGTTAGATTGGTGCGCTCGTCAGCCAACTAGCTATTCCTCTATTGCATCCGCGCCGCTACCACCGCTATCGCTCTTAGCACCAGCACCATTGCCATTTTTCTCTGTGGTTACGTTATCCTTAAATGCTCCATCACCATCGGCTTTTACGCTAGCTTCCTTCGGCACATTATTCGCCTTCACCTTCAGGCTAACCTTACCTTGACCATGCTGCGCAGCTATTGACTTATCAATAGCCCCGCGATCAACACTCTCTTGTTTTTGACCTCCAGGCGGACGCGATACGTCACTATCACTAGCACTAGCCGGTCGCGGTGTAAAATTCCTTACATTAGCATCACTATCTGATGTCGCCTTGGCCGCATGCGCGGGACTACCAATATCAGCATCAGCAGTTTCTGCAATAGTATGCATATTGCTGTATTCGCCATCACCGTGCTGATAAGTCATGCCTGGAGTAGCGCCAACCTCCTTAGCAAGCTTCTTGTCTGGTGGCTTCTTACCGAAAGAAACATATTTACCACGCGCCGCAGGGTTACCAGCAATGTCAAATGCACGGCGCAATTCTGCTGGCTGTATTGAAGTTGTGTCAGCCGCCTCCACAGTTGCATGAGAAATAATTGGTTCGCCTTTAGAATTACGCAAATTGCCAAATTCTGCAATGTCACTAGCGCGAGGATTTTTTAATGAAATTTGCAATCCCTTCTCGCCAGCATACCGTA